GTAACAATCATAGAGATGATGCCTATTAATACAAGAAGGCCGACTAAAGACGCGCAGCCAATCGCGAGCTTACGACTAGTCGGCATGGGGGTGCTTTGAGGGGTATTCATTTTAGTTCTGGGATTCTCGGTATAACTCAAGTACACGGTCCTGAGATTCAACAACAGACTCGAGCGTTGAAACTAGTTCTGTTGACTTTGCGATCGCTTTCTTCTTCTCTTGGATTTTTTTCCGCGACGCCCAAACAAACCACATCACAAATATTGTCGTGATCAAAGGGAATATCACTGAGCAGATGAAAACGATTTTGACAATGTCCATAAGGAAATTGCGAACGCAAGATTAGTTATTGAATTGATCCATGAGTGTATATCAAATAACCTCATCATTAAATTTAAGTCATTTGATTGTAAATAACGGGCCGTGAAGAAAAATATAGTTGAGCTGAAAGCCGAAAACAATAGGATGCCGTTGAAAACGAATATGCTGCTGTCAATGCGTCCATTGATCAGTTTGTAGAACGTGACAAGCGTTATTCCAATCATCAACAGGTTGAGAAGTGTAAAGGAATAACTATTGAATTGAGTTCCTCCGTAAGTAAACCATTCAACAACAGACGTTACCGGCACGATAAGAAATGGAACCCATGCCTCGGATTTTAAGACCTTTGAATACAGTACTCCAATAGTGATTGCAACGAGAGAAGCAAAAAAATAAAAGACAATCATATTGTTGCCGTAGGCTTTGGCTAACGCAATAGAGATTATCTCTGAAAGCAAGTTAAGATAAAAAAATACGACGATAATTTTGCCGTAGGCAGGCAGCCTGTTAACCATCACGGTACCAAGCAATGTCGGAACTATAATGGTTGCAGAAAGTAATTGCGTGAGGGTGATCATCTTTAGTCCATGGGACAGTAAGGCGGACAAGGGTTGCCCACATTTACAGGATCTGTTTCAGATGTCAATAATTTGCCTGTTGAGTCAACAGCATATAGAACAACAGTGTTTTCGTTTGCGTCGTTCTTTGCGAATTGAATACTCAACCCTGCTGCATTAGGTGCAGATAAGAGTTGTGTGACGATCGCAGAATCAAAATAAATTGAGCGGATGCCGTTAGGGTTTTCCTTTCGATATCGGTCAACCATCTCTTTTCCTTTTTCAGAAGCAATTTTTTGACCTGCTTTTGGATTCCAATTCATGGTTTGTTTTTGGTTATGATTAATGTAAAATATTCTACTTGCGTTAATGTTGCCTTTCTTTCATAGTAATCTGTCTTAGACAAGACTGATTTTTGAAGGTCGTTGATATTCCGGTCCTCTGCTAACTTCTCTTTCAAGTAGCTGCCCAATGTCAGTGGGTCAATGTTAATCTCTTTTAAGGCCTGGAATATCTTCTCCTCCAGCGTCTCGTCTTTTATTGAGTTCATGTATTAAAGCCGTTTAGGTTTGCTGCATGATAAAATTCTTTCCTAAAGAATAATTTAATATGAACTGAAACTTTTTTGCGATTCATGAGTTTTGATGAAAATTCAAACGATTGACCTTGATCGTCATAGTATTTTTATACTATCAAAATGGTAAAAAAGTACTACTACTTCTTTTGAACACTTTCGACTTTCTTCTGACACTCTTTCAACTGCTTTTTTAGTTCAGCAATCTTCAACTCATCGTATGTGATAATTTTTTCGAGAGCTTCAATTGTCTTCCTTAAATCATCCTCGGTTGTCCCTTTTTTAGGCGAGTTTTTTATCGTCTCTGTTCCGAACAGCAAGTTAGGAGTTGTGTCCAGTACAACAAGCATTTTATATATTATTTCTAAACTCGGTGAGTTTTCACCATTCTCATAATTGGCGATTTGTCCTCTCGAAACCCCGAGCTTTTCGGCAAGTTGCTGCTGGGTAAAGCCATTCTTTTCACGTAAGCTTTTGATATTCAATTGAGTGTTCGACATGATAATGGGGTAAAAATAAAATGCTTGTTATACTTGACAATTATGTACAGTGTAACTATCATTGTAACATCAATGCAATACAAATGCAATGACTATGCAAATTAAAGAAAAGGTTTTAGGAAAAAAGAGGGGAACACCCGGCTTTACTGATAAGAGGTTTAAAGTTCCTACTGAACTCGACGAGAAAGTCGATCAACACAAAAGGAAGATGGAGCTTAAATCGGGTGCTGATTTGAAATGGGAGGATGCTGCGATCGACTTGCTGGCGAAGGCGACGCGAAACATTAAAGTCAACAAAGAGCCGTCATGAGCACCATCGCTGTGAACATTGATTACAAAGAACTCAACAGGTGGTTGAAGCGTGGAGAATTGGAAGAGTTCGCGAAGAAGCATAATAGAAGTAGAGTCTCAATCTGGAAACACCTGAATGGAAAAATTGTGAGACCAGATTTAGAACTCCTGGACGAAGTGAGCAAAATAGTTATCGAACGTCAGACACTCCTAATTAATAGGATGAAACAGATAAAAGAGAATTCACAATTAATTAAAGAGTTGCGAGACACGAGTAAGTAGTATTTGTCACCTAGCTAATTTTTTATGGCCGATAACCTGAAGACTGAATGCGTAGCGTTCCCAGCATGCACACATCCTAATTGTGCTTGTAAAAGTAGTAATATCTCACGCAACGAATGGAAGGACACTGTTGATCGAGTTGCTTTCGAACTGCAACGAGCAAGTGTTTCATTGAGTCAATTCAAAATCGATTTGAAAGACATTGAAGTCGAGATCGGTGTAATCCACGTTGGCGTGGAGCAAATGATTGAGAAGTATACGAAGGAAGCAAAAGATTGTCATGACACACTATCTCAATTGATCTACAGCAATGTGGTAGCTGATCTTAAAAATGTCATTAAAGTCAGTCAGCAGTCCGCTGGCGAAATCATATCTAAAACTCTATAACCCTATGAAAGCTACTTTAGTCGGTACTCTCGAAAAGGTATTTCCTATCCAGCAAATGCCTAACAAAAAATTCAAACAGGACATTATTGTTGTTGAACCCCCAATGGGAACCAACTCAAAAGAGAAACCTTTTCTCATTCAGAATTGGGCAGAGACACGCGAGTCGCTGGAAAACATGCAACTCGACGAGTATACACAGGCAAAAGTTTCTTGCGACTGCTACTGGAATGGTTATCAGTATGAGAACCGCAACCATGAAACACAGTATGGTGTACGTGTCAGTCTGATCAATATTAAAGTCGAAAACTAAACCCCACCTATCATGCAAACTTCATTGGAAAATAAGTCCAATTACGATCTGCGATATATCATCGAATACGTTTCAGAGTCTCGCGCTGCCGCAGGGGAACAACTGCTCAAGCAGTCTCCGTCCAATGACGATCTGCGATATATCATCGAATACGTTTCAGAGTCTCGCGCTGCCGCATGGGAACAACTGCTCAAGCAGTCTCCGTCCAATGACGATCTGCGATATATCATCCGCTACGTTTCAGAGTCTCGCGCTGCCGCATGGGAACAACTGCTCAAGCAGTCTCCGTCCAATGACGATCTGCGATATATCATCCGCTACGTTTCAGAGTCTCGCGCTGCCGCAGCCAGGTTACTCCGCTCCAATCTTGGCTTTCCAATGGAAGTCGATGAAGTGGCACTCATTAAGCAAATAGCCGATATCGTTCTGAAGGATAATAAGAAACTGCGAATGGGAGCATGGCATTGTAAAACTGCTCATTGCGTCGCAGGCTGGGCTTGCGTACTCAATCCAGTTGCCGGCGAGATTGAAAAAGCACACAACACAGAAATGGCTGGCTTTGCCACAATACCATCACTGACAAATTATTTCTACAGTGAAGACAAAGTTGTACTTGAGGTTCTGAAAAAGTTTCAGGAAGCAAATTAATTCAAGCATGAAAGATATGAAGCGGATTTATAGGGAATTGAATCGTGAGGAAAGGTACCCGTCATATTTCAGGTCGCACGATTTCAAAATGTTCATGCTGATCTTCCTGCTCGTTTTGGTTTTGATACTCGGCATCCTCCTCGTGCTTGCTTTCAAAGAGTTGATTGATACAAAGGGTCAATTTGTGGCTGCTGGATTCATAGTGCTTGCACTCTTTTCATTTGCAATGTGGGCACTATTCTTCAGACGATGATAACAGAAAAGGAGTTGATGCCACAGTTCGGCGTAAGGCGAGACTTTGGAATGGTTGCAGTCAGTTTGAAAGTATTGAGAAGATGTCGCAGGGGAATGAAACGGGAGCTTAAACGCCTGGGAAGTAGTGAACAACGCCGGCACTTGCGCAAAGTCATCAGAGATATAGACTATTTGTTGAGCGTATGAGCCAGGTGCAGATTGATTTCGCAAAGAAGATAACCGAGGAAGCAATACAAGCTGGCGTGGATCACGCTAACGCAATACATGAATGCTGGAGCGATGTGGCGTTTGATTTCTTCAAAGGTTACGCTGAGATCAATCCGAGGTTTATGACAGAAGACGTGAGAATGGCTTCGAAAGGACTTGTCCCAGAACCTCCAACAGCACGCGCATGGGGCTGGATTGCACTAAAGGCAGCGAAAGCTGGAATTGTTCACAACAAGAATCGTGAAACTGATAAAGTGAAAAATATCAGAGCGCATCATGCAAATGCTGCAGTCTGGAAAAGCTTAATAGTAAAACAAAGGTCAAGATGATTCACTGTGAGTCGTGCACAAAATGTTTTGATCAGCCACTACTGTGCTATTCCAAGGAAGAGTGTGAAATACCAGTGGTGATTACAAGTGCTCAGCCAGAGTTTACAGCTTCAGGTTTTATTGATGCGCCTTACTCCTGGAAGTGTTGTCCGTATTGCGGATCAGAAGATATCAAAGACCTGTCGAATTGAAGGATCGATAGTTTAATGCCCACTGAACGACATTCCAGTTGTTCGAAAGTTTTGGTGTGACAGCAGTTTGCTGTGAACTCAGATAATGCACCATCAAAAGCCGGATTGGAGAAGCTGAGTTCTGAAAAACCGTGCGAACGGAAAATTGTGTGATTCATTTTCATACAGTCACATCAAAGGTCGTAAGCCAGTCGCGGGAGTGCTGGCACTTTTTTAAACTTTTTTACTTAACCAACACCCACTATGCAACTTGAACATCAAGTCTGTACGCTCGAACAATCTAAAAAATTAAAGGAGCTGGGACTATTCCAGGATTCAGCACTCTTCTCGTGGTGCGGAAATGAAAGTCATGCGGCTAACAACAAGCCGTGGGTGTGGATATCTCAAACTATTCCTGTCAACAATCAAATGGAAGAAATGCGTCAGGATATTCCAAGTGCAAAACCTTTCGCAGCAGCATTCACAGTTGGTGAATTGGGCCGAATGCTCACATTTCCTGACAAGTATTACAAGACATCTCCCATCAAACTTTCTTTTAAAACACCGGCAGATAAATGGTCGCTTGATCTTAATGTCGAAACTGAAAACGAAGAGGAAATTTTATTTGAACATGAGGCCCATGCCAGAGCCGCATTGCTGATATACTTCATAGAGAATGACATTCACACAGCTGAATATTTCAATACACGCCTTTCAGCATGACAGCCATTCATCCAGCATACGAAGCGTTTTTAAAGAGCAAGGTTCGACTTGCCAACAATGATGGATTTGAGATCGATGATGCGTTGATCAATCCAGCATTGAAGCCACACAACCGGTTAATGGTAAAGTGGCTGATCAAAGGAGGTCGACGGGCGTGCTTCGCTAGGTTTGGATTACACAAGACTGTTACCCAGCTGGAAACGTTGCGAATAATTCTTGATCAAGTCGGCGGACGTGGACTTATTGTGTGCCCTTTGAACGTGCGTGTCGAATTCATTAACGACGCACTTAATATTTTGAAATGGAAAGTTCCACCGAAATTCATTCGAACGATCGAAGAAGCGGACGAGACTGGAATATATATCACCAATTACGAAACCATCCGCGAGGGAAAACTTGATCCGCGATTATTCACAGTAGCGTCTCTTGATGAAGCTTCTATCCTCCGCGGATTCGGAGGCTCTAAAACATTTCGTGAATTCATGAGACTGTTCACCGGTGATGGCGGTCCTCTCGGAGATCGTAAAGGAACGCAACGTGTGAATTACCGTTTTGTGGCCACGGCAACTCCATCGCCAAATGAATACATCGAACTGCTTGCCTATGCAGATTTCTTAGGCATCATGGATGTTAGCCAGGCAAAAACAAGGTTCTTCAAAAGAGATTCAACGCACGCCGACAAACTCAAACTGTACCCACATAAGGAAGAAGAGTTTTGGTTATGGGTTGCGTCCTGGGCTTTGTTTGTTCAAAAGCCTTCCGATATCACTGGAAATGCAGAGGATGATATCGGCTACGAACTTGAAGAGCTAACGCCAACTTCAAAATGCATTCACTGGCACGAGATAAAAACCGATCACTCCACGGCGGGAATGGAGAGGGACGGGCAATATCGGATGCTGAAAGATAACGCAGTAGGACTCGAGGGGTCTGCTCAGGAGAAACGTGAAAGCCTTCATCCACGCGTGGCAAAAGTTGTGGAGATACGCTCATTGTTTCCGAACGAGAATAAAATCATTTGGCACGATCTGGAAAGTGAGCGAGCTGCGATCGAGAAAGCGATACCTGGTTCTGTCAGTGTTTTCGGTTCACAGAAGTTAGAGGACCGGGAAGACATTATTGCTCGATTCACATTGGGAGAGATTGCTGATCTGAACGCAAAACCTTCCATGCTTGGTTCAGGATGTAATCTACAACGCTCATGCGGATGGGGAATATATACAGGCCTTGGTTTTAAGTTCAACGAGTTCATTCAATCACTCCATAGGATTTATCGATACGGAATGAAGCCAAATCGTTTTGGCGATGATCACATCCGAATAGACCTCATTCATACAACTGCCGAGAGACACATCGTCAAGCAATTAATTAGAAAGTGGAACCAACACAACGAACTGGTAAAACGCATGACAGAGATTATTAAAAAATATGGGTTGAACCACGTTGAAATGGCTCAACACTTGACGCGAAAGATGGGCATCGATCGAGTAGAAGTCAAAGGCTCAACATTCACCGCTGTTCAAACAGACAACGTACCAGAGGCTAAAAAGCTTGAAACAAATAGCATTGGGTTGATCTTGACCAGCTGGCCATTTGCAAATCAGTACGAATACTCGCCCAACTATGCAGACTTCGGACACAGTGATAACACTGCAGAGTTTTTCCGACAAATGGATTTTTTAACGCCGGAGTTATTCCGCGCAATGATACCGGGACGCATTTACGCTTTGCATGTTAAAGACAGAATTATTCCTGGAGGAATGAACGGGTTCGGCTTTCAAACTACTTACCCGTTCCATCTTGATTGCATCAACCACATGTGCAAACATGGCTTCGGTTATCTCGGAATGAAAACAATCGTGACCGATGTAGTCCGTGAAAACAATCAAACATACAGGCTCGGATGGACTGAACAGTGTAAGGACGGATCAAAGATGGGGGTCGGTATGCCGGAATACCTCCTCCTCTTCAGGAAGCCACAAACTGATCAGTCAAAAGCATACAGTGATGTTCCTGTTATCAAGCTGAAGAAGATCTATAAACGAATCGAGGACATTTCTGATCTCGAAGATCGCGCAATGCAACTTCGTGCAGCCGACATGGAGGCGGAAGAAATTTATAAATCTCTTGATTCAAAGGAAAGAGGTTACTGGAAAAATCCAGGAGGATACTCTCGCGCAAAATGGCAAGTGGACGCGCACGGATTCACTCGCAGCTCTGGCGATCGCTTACTCGCTCCGGAAGAGTGGTTACACCTTGAGCATGATCAAATCTTTCAACGCTTCAGAGATTGGTCACTGAACAATGTTTACAAGTTTGACTTTCACGTTGCCCTTGGCGAAACACTCGAGGCCGCCGGAAAACTCCCTTCCGGATTCATGTTACTTCAGCCGCAAAGCTGGAGCGATGATGTCTGGACCGATATCACGCGAATGCTGACTCTTAACGGGTCACAATGGAGTCTCGGAAAAGAAATGCACATATGCCCTTTTCAGTTAGACCTAGTCGGGCGTGTCATCGTGCAAATGAGCAACAGAGGTGACAAGATACTTGATCCCTTCGCGGGACTGTTCACTGTTCCTAAGGTTGCTGTAGAGCTTGGCCGGTATGGCATAGGCTACGAATTAAATCCTGTTTCATTTCTCGATGGTGTTCATTACTGCAAGACAGCAGAAATCGGAACAAACACCCTTACTCTATTTGACACTTTAAAAGAGGCAGTATGAGCAGATTAAAATCAACTGTAAAGGTGAATTACTCTTCAGCGATCGGCGGGGCACAGGTTCGCGAAGAAATGAGAAGATCTTATCGATTTGTCTTCAGCAGCAACATACGCGACTGGCAATTTACCGACACACAGTTCGGAAGAAACAGAAGGAAGGCATATGAAAACGAATTGCGATCGATAATGAAGCTGGAGAAGCCGGAAACCAACAACGTGAAAAAAGCAGCATGAAAGTCGAACTACAAAATATTGATTTACTACAGTACATAGTCATCGACTTGTTTTGCGGGGCAGGGGGAACAACAACAGGGTTTGAACTTGCAGAGTTAACGCTCGATGAGAAACTGGCAGCTGGCTTACCTAAGAATAGTCGGATATCGAAAGTCGTTGCTTGTGTCAACCACGATCCTATAGCAATCAAATCTCATTGGGAAAACCATCCAGAGGTTGAACACTTTGAAGAAGATATAACCACCATGTATGGTTCCATCTTCCACTACCGTGATCAGGACAATGCTAAAAAAGGAATTTGGTTTAAGTCGTCTCAGATCATACGCCTTCAGCGACTCGTCGATTTGTACAAAGCATTTTATCCAGAGGCGAAAATTATTCTTTGGGCTTCATTAGAGTGCACCAATTTCAGCAAAGCAAAAGGTGGAAAGCCGCGGGACGCTGACAGTAGAACTTTAGCTGATCACCTCCACCCATATATTTTAGCGATCGATCCAGACTACATCAAAATTGAAAATGTAGTTGAGTTTATGAGTTGGGGTCCGCTGGATGACAAAGGCAAACCGATCAGCAGAAAGAACGGCCAGGATTGGCTCCGTTGGAGAAAGATGGTGTGTGAGCTTGGTTATCGTGACGAGTGGAGAGAATTAAACTCAGCCGATTTCGGAGCGCTCACTTCACGCAACAGACTTTTCGGATGTTTCGCGAAGCATGATCTTCCGATCGTCTGGCCGGAACCAACGCACTCTAAGAATCCTGAAAAGACATCGATTTACAATCCTCTTCTAAAATGGGAGCCGGTAAAAAAAGCATTGGATTTTTCGGACGAAGGCAATTCAGTTTTCAATCGCAAGAAGGCGCTTTCCACAAAAACGATGCAACGTCTGTTCATGGGGTGTGTAAAACATATCGCAGGCGGGAAAGAGAATTACATCAAGGCTCATAACTTCATCAGCAAATATTTTTCAGGAAGACCACAGGATAAGAACATTTCAATTGAAGGCCCTGCCGGCGTGATCAAATGCAAGGACAGCCAAGCGTTGGTATTCATAACAAAGTGGAATAGCAATGACAAAATCAACGGTGGTCATTCTGGACATTCTGTAAACGAGCCCGCTCCAGTTGTTTCAACTCAAAATAGGCTTGGAGTTGCTTTCATCACTAAAGCGTTCTCTTCCAACTCAAACAAAAGCGTCAACGCTGGATCTTCAGTAGAAGAATCAGGGCCAACTGTCACAAGTCAGAACAGGCTGGGACTGGCTCAAGCTTGTTTCATTTCTCGATATAACGGAGTCAACGGAGGAAAGCACGATAACTCACATGGAGTAGAAGGTCCGCTCGGAGCATTGGGTACAGGTGACAACCATGCAAAAGTCACAGCGGATTTCATACAACTGTACTATAGTCAAGGTGGTCAACATACAAGCATAGACGAACCTGCCGGAACAATTCCGACAAAGGATCGAATGGCAAAAGTTCAAGCTGAGTTCTTCATCGATAAGCAATTCTCCGGTGATGATAATCATCAATCGGTGAACCAGCCAGCAGGATCCATTCTTCCGAACGATAAGCACAATTTAATCAAGGCGGAAAAATGGTTGATGGATACGAACTACAACAACGTAGGCTCATCACTTGATCAACCATCGCCAGTCATCACTGCAGATAGACACCACCATTATATTATCAATCCATCATGGGGTGGAAATTCTGGATCAGTTGATCAGCCGTGTCACGTAGTAATTGCTCGACAGGACAAAGCGCCATTGTATTTAATAACGTGCAAACAAGGCGCAGTCGCGGTTCCGGTTTATGATGGCGACTGTGAATGGACTGTCAAGTTAAAAGAATTCATGGCCCTTTACGGAATCGCTGATATCAAGATGCGAATGCTGAAGGTCCTGGAATTAAAACTCATCCAAGGGTTTCCAGGTGACTACGTCCTCCGCGGTAATCAAACTGATCAAAAGAAATGTATCGGCAACGCTGTTCACCCTTACGTTCCGAAAAACTGGATAAAAGCTTTCTCTTATAAATCTCTAAAACTAGCTGCATAATGGCCTTAACATCTAAGATACAATGGACCGATGCAACGTGGAATATTGCCCGCGGATGCACGAAGGTTGACGAAGACTGTAAGTTCTGTTACATGTATCGCGAGAGCATGAACGGTACCAGGTACGAGCCTAAGAATGTCACGCGAACAAAAACGGTTTTCAATCTTCCGTTAAAGTTGTCAACACCGTCGAAGATCTTCGCCTCCTCGCTAACGGATTTTTTCCATGAAGAGTGTGATGCTTTCCGGCATGAGGCATGGGCCATCATCAAGAAGTGTCCACAGCATACTTTCCAGATTCTAACGAAGAGAATCGATAGAGCAAGAAATCATTTACCTGCTTTATGGCAGGACGGATGGAAAAACGTTTGGATGGGAACGTCGATTGGTAGTCAGGCTTCAACTCACAGGATGGTTGACCTGGTTGTTGGCATAACTGCAAAAATTAAGTTTCTGTCGTTGGAGCCCTTGCGCGGACCAATTGATCTCAACGCGGTCACATGGCAGGCACCTTCAATGCCGAATGTAGACTTCCAAGTCTTAGGCGGAATCCACTGGGTAATTGTCGGAGGGGAGTCAGGAAACAACATTGGGCAGTATCGATACCGCGAATGCAAAATCGAATGGATAGAAATGATCATTGATCAATGTCAGCGTGCAGGTATCCCGGTTTTTGTCAAACAACTCGGAACTCATTTAGCAAAGCAGCTCAAGCTCTCCGATCGCCACGGAGGCAACATCGATGAGTGGCCACAACATCTTCAAATCCGAGAATTCCCACGAGTATGATGAAGCCAGGCGATAAAAGAATCATCAATGAAATCGAATGTCATTCTACTACTACGACAGAGATGTTCCTGTTTTCGAGTACTACATAAAAATGGAAGACGGATCGATGAAGCAGTTTTTACATAGGGACAATACGCTGAAAATTCAGGAGGTGAGTAATGGCTAAGCGAAAAAATAAAAAGCCGGAGCATCAGTTCCAATTATTTGGATTCATGAAGCCTAAGACAAAAATAAAGCTGAAGGCTGCGATGCTAATCAAGGCACGCGAGGACATGAAGAAAGGCGATCATCAATCAACGTTACAGGTCCTCCGCCACATCAACGATCAGCTGGAAAGGTTCGAGGAGAGTATTCAGGTAAAAGGGGTGCAGCATGGCTAAGAAAAGGATTTATATATCCGGTGGAATTACTGGACTTCCATTGCAAGATGTGGAGAAGTGTTTCAACTACGCTGAATTGATTCTCAATACTAAAGGTTGGTGTGCTGTCAATCCAATGAAATTGAATCTTCCGAAGAGCCAGAAAAAGACATGGGAGAATTTCATGATCAATGATCTAAAGGCATTGATACCCTGTCATGCTATATACATGCTGAGAGATTGGCAAAAATCCAATGGTGCCAGGATTGAACACGCGTTCGCCATAGCCATGAATAAGACTGTGTATTATCATTCAGACGTTCCGACAGTAGAGCATTTACTTTTTTTAGAAAGGGAGGTGAGCAATGGCTAGGCCTCAACGAAATGATGTTGACTACTTTCCCTTCTATTGTAAGCAGGGCGCAACTACAGAGTATGTAGAAAGTGCCTATGGAAATGACGGGTTTGCAGTTTGGGTCAAGATACTCCGTGAACTTGCAACGACTAATTATCATTTTCTGAATCTAGCCGATCGAAAGAAGGTGATGACGTTCGTCGCAAAGTGCAAGGTTACCGAAGAACTATTATTCAAAATCATTACTGACTTAGTTGAACTTGGAGAGTTTGATGCCGAGTTGTGGAACGAGAATAAAGTTGTTTGGGGTTCAAAGTTCACCGACTCTATCGAGGACGCTTATAAGAAGCGAATAAATAAAATATTCAAAAAGGATGAAGTTATACAGGTGCTTGTTGGTTTAGGGGTACGGAAACCTAATAACATCATCCTTTCAGTGTCCGGTTATCCCCAAAGTAAAGTAGAGGAAAGTAAAGTAGAGAATACTAGAGAAGAAGTTTCTCGCGTAACCGTGGGTGAAAAATCAGATGTTGAATTGTTAAATGATTTTGTTCCAAGTGTTTCACGTGAAGCTGAAGATTTGAAGGATGCCATTTGCGATTACTTCGATGTTAAAAAAATTCTGACGTCAAGACATTATGCCGAGATCGACTGCTTTGTTGAGACGATTCGACATCGAAATGAATTACCCATAGTTGCTTCAGCACTTAAAAACTATGTGGCCTACAAAGCCAGATCACAAGAACAAAAACATGGCTTTCAGAAATGGATAGGCAGTCATGGAGAGCATTACAATGACGGAATTTGGTTTACAACTGATTGGGAAAAGAAACTTAAAAATTATGAGCGCCAAGGCTTTAATGGAATTAATGGAACAAATAGTACCCACCAAGTCGCAGGAACAGATTATACCGGAAGTGGACTTAAACAAACTACCGGAATTGACTTCTGAGGAAGAACGCAAGGCAATTCTCGACGCGCGGAAATCAAAATACGCGGCGATCGAGCTGGAACGTACACGAAAGGAATATTGGGAGAAGCTGACCAAAGAAACTCCGGCACCAAACTTCACCGCGGAACAACTTAGGAACAAACTCGCGGCTTCAATCACGGTTGATCAAAAGAGATTTGTGATTGACAGCGATAATAAGGCAATCGTCAACGCACTTTGTCTCTATTTCTCCAATGATCCACGCCTGTTGGAGTATGGTCTGTCGCATGACAAAGGGTTGTTGATCATGGGTGGAAAGGGTGTCGGAAAAACGCATTTAATGAGCTTCTTTTTCAAAAATCGGAAGGCCAGTTACGTGATGGCGCCATGTGTTGAAATTGAAAACAAATGGCGGAAATCGGAGCCAGACAAAGGAGATCCTGACTTCGTCGAATATTATTCGAATTTGATACCATGTGCTATCAATTCCGATCCTTTCGGCCATCAGCAGATTGGTGTTTGCTTTGATGATCTCGGAACGGAGACAATTCCAGCGGTTAGGTACGGAGAAAAGAAAAACATCCTTCAGGAGATTGTCCAAACCCGATACAGCAACAAAAATTTTATTCACTTCGCCTTGACACATGCGACAACGAATTTGAACGAAGATGGGATTAGTGAAAAATATGGCGATCGCGTTCTTGATCGCCTCCATGAGATGTGTAACATTTTAGTTTTTCCAAATAACGCTAAATCAAGGAGGAGAGAATGATGAAGGTAACAATGGAGAACGTTCAGCAGGCTGCCAAACTTTATAAAATTAGAGCGTCGGCCAAAAAACTGTTTGGCAGTCAGTATGAAGAGCGGGTTGCATTCTATAAAGAATACATTTTGAAAGTGTCGAAAGCCACAGAAAAAGACTTTCTCACATCCGCGATCGGACATGGCCAATCATCTGAAAGAGCTTGATGATAATGGCGTGGCCACGATGCTAATATTCGCTGCAGCTGTAGACCTAACTGAAAAAGAATCATGAATAAAAAATTCAACGTCGAAGAACAGTATAAGCTATACATCAATCGTGTAGGGTTAAAACTGGAACAAATGCCACCTGATCAAATTAGAGAGACCAGGAGAGCTTTCTTTGGAGCATGCGGACAAATACTCATTCTAATGCGCGATGATGTTGGTGCACTTCCTGAGAAGCAAGCCATCAAGATAATGGAGAACATGCTTCAGGAAGTAGGAAATTTCTGGTTGGTACAAGGACAAAGGCAGAATTGAAATGATAAAATTAATTCTATCATTTCTCCTCCACCAAGCCAACCGGTCAGATGATCGAAGGGAACAATTTTATCCGATCAAGGATAAAATATTGAAGGCCCATGGTAAAGAGATCGGCTACGACATTCAACACATTGCGGGTAAGAAATGCAGATCATGCGGCGGATGTGGCTACCATAGCTATTACAGCAACCATTATCCTTACAAGGAATATGATCGTTCAGCCTGCTGGCATTGTCACCATGGATGGTTCAAACTTCCTCAATGGATTTGTCTTTCCAGAATACAACTCGGACAATATACTTTCCACAGGCCTCTTAAAAAAGAGCTTGCTGTAAAGAACCCGTGGGTAGAGAATAAGATGGGGTGGAAGGTTTCAGACACTCCGGTTATTGAAGGTTACATCGAGCACAGTGAGAGTTGGTTCGGTGGATTCGCTCTGCTGATTTTATTTCGTGCCTACGACCGCCACGCATTCACACAATACCTTCCAGAGTTTAAGGATGAAATGTTACGACGGTTTAGAAGGTTCAAAAGAAAATACCATTGGAGCAACTTCATTATTGAAAGACTGAATGTAGTTGCATGGAGGCGATTCGATGAGTACGGGAATGAAGTGTCAAATTTTGACGACAATGACTTTCCCTTCTGAAGAAGAGTTTTATGGACCAATCCAGCTGACACAGCAAGAGGTTAACGCGGCCATGCTTGAGGGAAAGAAAAAGAAATTTTTTAAAGAGAGAGGCCAGGACTATTGGGAAGAGGAGACGGTAGTTGTTAAAGGCAAAACAAAAATTGCAGCGAAAGGATCTGCGATTTACGAGGACGAAGACTAATGCAGAAGCATACTAAAATTTACATGAAGTTTTTTGGTTACGATGAAAGTGATTTCCTGCCGTGTGAAGTATGCTTATCAAAGGCTGTTGATATCCATCACATTGATTCGAGAGGAATGGGAGGCAGTAAGACAAAGGACTTCATTGAAAACCTGATGGGCCTCTGCAGGAAGTGTCATGACAAATACGGAGACATTACTCATTTGATGGACTTCTTGATCAACAGACATCGATGGTTCATGAAGACCTACAGGACGTACGAAGATCGATGCGGAGTATTCGATTGGGCTTAACAACAAATTTTAATAACGCGCTGATGAATTACCTAACACACGATCAATTCACAAAGAACCTGAAAAAAGAAGACGAGGAACGCGGCCGGTGGTTCCTGTGGATTAAGAAAACTATTTTGAGAATTCGCGACGGGCGTAAGAATCCTATTTACTTAATCCGCTTCTCATTGTTGACGTTGCCATGGTTGTCGGTGAAGCTCCACAGAATCTATCTGAGCGACGATGACTGCATGCATGATCACCCGTGGTCATTTGTCAGCTTCGTTCTGTGGGGCGGATATATTGAGCAAACACCGGACGGAAAAAAATTGTATGGACCAGGTTCAATACTATGGCGTAAAGCTCCAGCAATTCATAGGCTCGAAGTATTCCAGCCTGCAACAACATTGGTTATCACTTTCAGAAAGCATCGAGATTGGGGTTTCTACACTCCACGGGGTTGGGTGTTTTGGAAAGACTATATCAGGAGTGGACAAAAATGCGATTGACCATGAAAGAGCGCTCAATTTTAGTAAGTACTCCAATGGTCAAAGTGATCATGGCTGGAACGAAGACAGTGACCAGGAGAATTATCGCTGAATCGTTTAATGGATGTTTGACTGACGGTGGGCCACACCCATGTCCGAATCCACCAATTGTATTTTATCCAGGAGAAATTTATGAAGATCAAGGAGCAACGATAGTCGTTGACTATCCTGAGGTCAGAGCGGCATTTTTCTGCTCTACACTGGACGTGGAAGCCAAATGCAGATTTGGAAAGCCGGGCGATGTTCTGTGGGTGCGTGAGACGTATTATGATTACGGTTATTGGTTTGAAGACGGATATACCAAGACAGATAAAATAAAATGGAGGTTCCAGTCTGTGATACCTTCGCCATCAGACATTCGATTTTTTGAGAATCCTCCTGAAGATGTTAAACCAAATTCATATCGAAAACTTGGATGGTATAAAAGACTTGGGAGATTCATGCCGTATATACGGTGTCGAACGAAATTAAAAATTACTTCCATCACTGTTGAAGCGCTTCATGACATCACGGAAGAGGACGCTATTAGAGAAGGAGTTGAAGTGATTATCCTCGACGATGATCATCTCCCAAATTTAGGAGGGAAGAGAGTATACAATGACTATTTAGATTCCGACTACTTTGTCAGTAATGCTGTTGATTCATTCCGCACACTCTGGCAAGCAATCAATGGTGAAGACTCATGGAATGCAAATCCGTGGGTGTGGAGAATTGAGTTTGAAAAAATTAAACCAACACAACAATGAAACTACCAGACAACGTTGCACTGTACCTTCTTAGGAGCAAGGAATTTTCCAAAGAAGAAATCGACGCATTAAAAACAAGCGGCACGCTTGCTGAAAATTGGTTCGCAGTAACTTACAGTACTGACGAAAAATCGAAGACTCCGGTTGCGATGTTCGGCGATCGTGAAATAGCAGAGCGTTATAGAGATGAATTCCACAAAACAGCGATAGTCGATCCGTGGCCGATGATCATCAAGAAAATGGATCAATCATAACGACGAACCATTCTTAGGTGGCGGTGATGGCTTGATCAGATTTACTACCACCTGTTTAAGGGAGCTCGATTTCCCACGAATCCAGGATGCGGCAAAGCCGATTGCAAAAAAACCAATCGCTAATAACATATCAAACCAAAAGGTGTGGCCAGTCTTTACGCCGACCTTAATAGTTTCTACCTTAACCGGTACCCTCAAGGTTCCTCCGATTATACTGTACTTGAAATCGCTCCCTGAGGATGAGATCTCGACAGTGATAGGTAGAATGTATTTAGAGCCATCTGGGCCGGATAACTCTATATTATATGTAGAATCAATCTTAACCTTAGGGCAAATCGTTTTAGCCAGATCGTTGACAATTTTTGTATTGACAGATTTTGTCAAGTTACTTTGAACCATTTCAACACACAGCTTTCCAACTTTTAATTCATCCACAAGACGAGTCGAAGTTTTCTTGTCGTGAAATGCGAGGACCTTAACCGAATCCCAGCGGGTTTCTGTTAGTGAGTCTACTTTGGCACCTTTGGCAATCGCCTTCGCGATATCCTTCTTGGCGTGTTTCAAATAAAAATTCGCTCCACAACTCGTGAGCAACACAACTAGCATACTCAAAAGAATCAGTAATATGTAGTTGCCTATTTTTCGCATTCTGGTCTGAGTTTAAATGTTACAGAGTAGTGGCCACTGTTCGGGTAGTAGACACTTAGATAATAGGAGTTAGGCAATGATATCACTAGCCAACCGATAAAATTCCCCTTCAGCTCGTAATAGGTTTTTCCTTTGAACTTGAAGGTCTTGTTAATATCAAATGTTTGGACGCTGTCACAACGGATATAAATTTTAGTTGGAGTAATAGCGATTAGTCCGCGATCGATCGTGTGACAACGCTTGTTCGAACATGCACTTAAAACATGCCGCTGATCATATGCTTGGCAGTGGCCTTTGATCAATCCAATGATACAGATCAACAATAATATTATTCCAATCAGTATGGTTGTGAGACGATTCAAATCGGTTTCAGGTGCTCAACATTCTCAATACAATGGACAATACAGTTTGCAATCTTTGTCTGACCGTCAACGCTCATTAAGAAATCCGCTTCTTTTCTGTTGTCAAAGAATAGGTTTTCAATAAGTAACGATGGACAATCCGTTTTACGGAGAACATAGTAGTCCGCTTCTTTATCGCTATCACCATCTGCCAAGTCCTTCCGGAATGGAAACGATGGGAAAAATTTCTGATACGTTTCGCAAAAAATATTTGCGACCTTATCGGATTTAGTCTGCCCAGGTGACGTGAATATTTCAAATCCTGATCCTCCTCCAGCGTTGGAGTGAATGCTTAGATAAACAGCACGCTTGTCTTTTGCGAAAATATCGTCGGCCCTTTTTACTCTCAAAGCAAGACTGTCATCGTCGTGCTCGTCATACACGAGTTTAAAATCAATGTTACGCTCCGTCATCTGTAGCCAGATCAATCTGGCTATAGCACGGTTGATCACACCTTCGCATACAACAACATCATCCGGAAACTTGCACATCTTCGCAGGAGCTGTGGTGTACACTCCATTCTTCATTCCTCCGTGGCCGGCATCGAGGACCCATAAGTAGTTACTTTTCATCCGTATTTCTTTTTGTTTTCCTGCGTCCGAGCGTATAACTCCTGGTCCTTCAATTGAATGTCCTTTTCTAGGTTTCTATTTTTAAGCATGTAATGCCTCCAACTCAAAAGACCAACACCAATTGTAATTACTCCTGTGATCACACGTAGAGTGATATCCAGAAACTCAATCAACGTTATCGTTGCTGAGATTGTCACAATCCAGTTAAGCACTGTGACAGTTGCTGGTTTCAGATTCTGAATTAGACTATCAAAATATGATCTCCACTGCATCGTGTTGTGTTACTTGTTTTGATTCTCTAATATTTCCGGTCTAATTTCTTTTGGTGCGCTGTCAGCTAGCATTTGATCTTTTTTCTGAGAACCTTTTGAGCTTCCAAAATAGAATGAGACGAGAGTGGCAACCACTCCCTCAACCATACCAATTAAGTGGATGATTATTTCCCTGTTCTCTTTTGGAATTTCTTCATGGATTAATTTATTCACAAGTGTGATGAACACATACATCACGCATAATGCTACGCCGAATTTGATTGGGTCAGTTTTAGCGAAAGTGTCTCTGATTATTTCTTTGATAAACTCTTTCATAATATTTTGTTTGTTGAATTATTGATTTTTACTTTTTCGGCTTCAACTTGATTTCCAATTCCCCATCCTTATATACTGGAAATTCAATCAGGTCTTGCTGTGGCTTGATGCCTTTTGAGTCTAGTATTGCGTAATAGAGAAAGTTTAATTTCTCTTCGATTCTTTGCCTTTCAATAAGCAATGCTTTTACCTCCGCGTTCTGCCAGTCTGTGAGATTGATTGTTGTGTCGTTTTTAATATCGATCCATTCAAACCCGGAATTAACTTTTAAAGATGCATTTTGTATCGGCTTTCCATTTATAAGCCACTTGGTTTCCTCAACAGGTGACTTGTAATTCGGATCATGTAGTTTTGAATAATTAACTTCTGTGGTGAATTTTATTTCCTGTTTTCCGATAGACCAGTATCTAACAGAATCCGCACCCTCATTGCCATAAGTGTATAGACGATGTTCATTGTTATCAAAATAGCAGCACACAATAATCGTAATCAGTAGTACAAAAATTGATAGTTCGATTTTCAATAAGATGTTTTTCATAAGTCTAAGTTTTAAAAGCTTGCTATTACTATCCAGTTTGCCCCGTTACTCTTTACATAATATCCGTGGAACTGAGCTATTGATAATGAGGTTGGAGTTGCAGTTATGTTGACAAATGTTTGGGATGATGTTGTCGCGAGTGTGACCGTTCCAGACCCAGAGTTAGTAACAACATATTCCCGACCTGTTATACCAACGGCTGTCGGTAGTGTTTGTGAATGAGTCCCTGATGTAACTTCTACTGTGTGGTCTGAAATTGTTAAAGTGTACGCCCCGGTTTTAGCAACATAACCAGTGGCAAACGATCCTCCTGACTGTAAAGTTGATGTTGGAGCAGTAGCTACAGCTCCTGAATAAAAACTGTTCGCGCGCGCTGATGTTCCAGAGACACGGAGCTGTTCGACACCACTTGCATAAATGGTATGAAAATATCCACCAGCCGCAGCGAATAGCCGGGCTTCTGCCGTCCCAAAATCCACGGAGTAATATGCTTTATCACTACCACTAAACTGGCCACGAATCATGTATTGTTGACCACCGCTCCCAGATACAATTATTCCGGCTTGCGTGCTGAACCTGAACGGTGCCGAGGCTGTATTTGATATAAGTTGATTTTCAGTAGAGCCTACGAATGTCATTGTAGGAATGGTCGCACCGCTAGCGCCTACCACTGTATTCGGAATGGATAACGTAGAGAAAGAATTGAGCGCCATCCCGTTTGAGAATGTACCAGTGTATGGCGCAATAGTGAATATTGTGTTAGTGTCGTCCACATTAAATTTAATGGCTCGCGTTGGAGTTGCCATTGTCAAATTACTTGTGGTGGAAGACGCTGAAATTGCAAAGTAGTACAGGCCTCCATTCGCTACAGTGCTACGCCATTCAAAGACGTCCAAAGCACTGTAGCCTTGTGCGACTCCGGTTTGCTTTTGAACATTTATAGAGTAGTGCCTATTGGTATTTCCGTTTCTTGAAAGACTTTGTAAGTGATATTCAAAATCTCCGTTCGCGTGTGTTCCGCCTCCTATATAATGGGACTCTAGTGCGGTATGAAATTCTGCATCGCCTGTGTTTACTCGACCACCTGCCCCGTTGGTATTATAACCATCCATGCGGACCGCATCATATTGTCCGTCTGAGTTAAGATAGCCTTCGTTAAGTGTCTCGTAAAAATGCCCAAACGTTGCGCCCTGTGTTGTAGTTATTTGTTTTAGTCTTCCTCCTGCCGTTGTGCCAGGAGCGAAGATTACATATTTATCAGTGCCACTAAAGGTTTGGTTACCGACTAAAGTCCAGTTACCAGTTCCTGTTGGCCCTGAAAGAGTAAATGAACCGGAAAGGGGCCAACCCGATCCACCGCCACCACTTGCAACTTGCCAACTTGGAGCAACACCTGCACCGTTTGAAGTAAGTACATAGCCTGACGTCGATCCAGCCGCTACTCTTGCTGGAGTTCCAGATGCTCCTCCTACAATTATATCCCCCGCTGTCGTCATTGGGTTTGTGAACGAACTACCCCCTCCGCTTCCACTCATCATTTGGAAATTCGTTCCGTCGTAAATGAATTTTAATTTTCCACCTGCAGGGATGTCACCGCTCACTAATGCAGTGTTGCCACTCTTCTTTAGATTCTTTATACCTAGCGATCCTATATTGACAGTTGAAGCACCGGTGTTCGCGTTGGTGAACGTGATGTTTATTTCCTGGTCCGCCACATATGTATAGGAAGGATAAGGCAGTGCGGCAGTGTATGAGTCAGTGCCAGAAGCTACTACTTTCGCATCAAGATAATCGAGATCAGCATTTATTTTTCCGAATGCGATATGCGCTTTGTCACCGGTGCCGTCACCTGGTACGGTACCAGGGTTTACTTTTTGAATCTGGGCAAAGGACGTGATGCTTAGCAGTAAAAGGAAAAGTGTTTTTAAAAGATGCTTTTTCATATAAAAGGTTTTTTCTGTTTTTTCATTTTTATATACTGTCTGCAGTTATTACATCTGAATCAGCGGACCACACATTCGAGTCGGCCGTGATACTTCCTAAGGAGATAACTTTAAGCGGAGCACTATCAACGCTTAGGCTCCCTGCTCCATTCGTTGCCGTTACCGTCACATTTATGTCAGCGTTCACGTCAGCATTCAAAGGCAAATAAGAATTATGTGTCGCGCCGGAAATCGGATTCCCATTTCGCTTCCACTGGTATGCATAAGTCGATGGTGACCCTATCCATAATCCGGAAGAAGCGTACAACAAATCGGTATCAGTCGTAATCACCGGTGGAACAACATTCACAGGAGGCATTGCTTGCCCTAATGAGCGATATCCTACTCCTCCGACTGAATACCTTCGGTTCATGTGGCCTCTGGTAAAGTGAACGTGTATCCTTTTTCAGTTTCTTCAAGCTTCATGATCGTGATTACTCCTCCAGCCATTCCAGGAGAAATGAGTTCGTATGTCTCCAGTGCTGAAACCTCAATAGTGATTCGTCCCATCACCGAACTAACTGAATCAGCGTTGACAGGATCAGCGATCATTATGCCTTTAACCTGGCGGCTCATTATCAACGGAGCGTCAAATCCCAATGTCTTATACTTTGGATCATTGAGTATAGCTCTACTAATTCCTAAAATCCTCTGCAGATTTAGGATTGCTTTCTTGTCAGCATCGGATCCATTCTTGGACTTTGCTCCGGTGAATACATCAATGTTATAGATGTATGTACCTTTCGCATTGGCCATGTTTTGATTCGAGTAATCACCTTTTGACAATGCGACTGACAGTGCCGGAAATTCCGTGTGATCAAAAGGAACAAATCTTTCAACCCACACCTTTGCATCAATCTCCTTGTTAGTGGTCAACACAGACTGATTGTGAACTTCCAGCGAAAGGATTGCTCCGATTTGATCGCGGATCAATTCAAAAGCCTGTGGCGGTATAATTCCATTTATAAGGTTAATTGGCATCTGCTGTCACATCGGTTGAGTCTGCTGTCCATTCCTGTGAATCTGCTGTTGTGGATATTTGGTAATCACCAAGTATGCACACTATCAATCCAATCGTTTCATCTGGGAACCATTCACGAATCACATAATGCTTGTCGGTTCCCGTACTATCTTTTACTCTGACCCTGTGTTTCGAGAGATAAACCTCTCCATCAATATTTCTTACAGGGTAGTTTAAGTCAGTCAACTTCTTTTCGAAGAAAGAGACAGAAGCATTTTTTGCATTCACTCTTCTTCCTTCAGTGTCTACACCAAGATGATGCTTAGTGTGAAGGCCTCTTATTTG